GGCCTTTCACATTACTTCCTCTTATCTCCAATATTCAACAACCTATTAATTATAATCCCAGACTCCATAAGACATCAAAACTTCAAAGCAAAGTATAAACACTAAAAGCATTTAAAATATTAAAACAAAATGTCAAAAACCTACGATAATAACTGCAATTTTTCACGTAAAAAGCAATAGAGGAGAGCGGACATATGTGCTTGTTGTTCAGAGTTGGCAGCACCACCATGACCTCCTTCTATATTCTCGTAATAAGTAATATCCTTATTTAACTTAAGCATTAATGCTACCATCTTACGCGCATGACCTGGATGTACACGATCATCACGGGTAGATGTAGTGAGAAGTGTTGGAGGTAACTTCATCTCAGGATGTTCTTGTAAAAGATGATATGGACTGAATGTCTTTAGGAAGGTCCATTCTTCAGGTAAATCTGGGTTACCATATTCGGCCATCCAAGATGCTCCAGCTAACAGTTTGTGATATCTTTTCATATCCAATAAGGGTACCTGAATAACAATGGCGCCAAATAGTTGTGGATATTGAGTCAACATATTTCCTGTAAGAAGACCTCCGTTACTTCCGCCATTGCACCCCAATAGTTTTGGTTGAGTAATCTTTCTAGCAACTAAATCCTTAGCAACACTAGCGAAGTCTTCATAAGCTTTGTGTCTGTTAGACTTGAGAGCTGCTTGATGCCATGATGGTCCAAATTCTCCTCCACCACGAATATTAGCTACCACGAAAACTCCTCTCCGATTATCTGCAAAAACGTGGTCGAGCCAGATTGATCCAACACCTGCCGAATAATTTGGAAGAATAGAGACTTCGAAACCACCATAACCATACATCAATGTGGGATTTAATGAGTCAAATTGCATATCCTTGGGTCTAACACAAAAATATGGTATTTTCGTTCCATCATCCGATAAGGCCCATAATTGTTCTATCAAGTGATGACTCGCATCGAAAAAACTTGGAAGACTTTTTAATGCTTCCACTTGGGGATTACCAACTAAATCTTTAAGCATGAGACAGGATAATTTACCATCTGCACTCATAACCGTCGATGGACAAAAACTAACACTTAGGTAAGACAAATCTACTAAGGATAATGTTGATGGTGTCAAAAAGTTCGTGACAGTTAAAAAGAAAGTATCTTCCTCATCAGAGTCGACAGGAGAGACGACAATGTTACTCAGTCCCGCCTTTGTTTCAAATTCCTTCTTTAACCATGATACCTTTTCTGTATCCATTTCTCGATTTTTCGACTTTGAACCTTCTAGATCTTTTAGAATACCATAAGGTGTGGCTAACACAATCTTGCTCTTCACATTGTCCAGTAAATTCATTATTACGTAATTCTTAGTGAAACAAAAGGAAGAAAGTGACACGTTCTTTTCATCACTTGGGGAAAACAGTACTTCCCATTCTGCATTAAGTTGATTCTGCAAGAAATCTGTTAGACCTGTCGCTAATAGAGACCCGGCTACGTAATTTTTCCAATCCTTACGTAACTCTAGAAATAAGAAATCATTATGAACTTCCTTATTTGCTGAATTAGGCAAATCTAGGAATGTTAAACTATGATCATCATTTACCAGGTATACCTCATCATTATAGAATGCAATCGTTCTTGATACAAAACTACGTTTGCAGCTGCGATTATAAGCCGCAGCGATATACATATCAGTCTGTTGGCCCTCATAAATCAGAATAGCATCTTTAAGTTCTTGGTTTCTTTTCCATTCCTTAACCATCCGAGGATAACCTGAATTTGTTAAGGAACCAGCGTGAAAATCCGTGTAGACATAGACAGTGTCAGCATTTTTCCATGAAACACCTCCTTTAGATTCTGGTCTAAAAAATCCACCTTCCTCGATAGTAACCCAAGTTTTGGATGTAAGATTGAATTCTCGTGTCTCATCTGCATCGGCACCCCCTCTTGATAGGGATATCAAACAACGATGACTTCCATCTTTCTGATGGATAGATGACAGAAACTTAGCCCCATGCCATACCCAAGTCTTTCCCTCGGCTCTTGAAAGTTCATCTACATCTAGGACAGTTTCCCATTGAGTATGTTCCTTTTTCTTATATTCTTCACGAGTAGTACGACGCCATAATCCCAGTTTGTTGGTCTTATCTTTCCACAAATTGTAAAAGAGATTATCGGGACCCTTCTCAACATATGGAATCTTCTCATTAGAATCTAGAATTTCACATAGTCGCTGCTTTACTTGCAAAAAATCATCCGACTGACTCACTACGTTATGTGAACGTACCCATTCTAAGGCGGCATTACCTTCTACTTCTTCGAGCCATTCAAATTCATCTGCAATTACTGGACTATTCTGCACGCTCATCTGTCTTTGATGATACTTAATCATCAAAGTAGATAGTTCCTTCATTTTTTTTGGCTCCGTGCTCCGCGCAAAATAAATTTACATAAGAGAAATACATACTTTAAAGATTTAACTACCAACTTAAAAACTTATATACTTTACTCGCGTCTGAAAAAACAAAATGGTCCTAGGATGGCTATATATAGCATATTATTTTAACAGTGTACATAAATATATAGATTTTCATTATATCTACAAAGACTTCTTTACCGTATTTGGGTTGTCAAGAATCCTCATAGTACGTTGAGATTTAAAAATAATTGAATACACATCTCGCATGTCAGAGCGGAGCTCAAGGCCATGTCGCATATCGAAGTGGGAGTGGAGGTATGAGTGGACTGGGTAGCTGAAGATCTGCACGGTCGACGATCACCGCGACAGATCTATGAGGTCTTTGACGTTAAGACGAACCTGTCTTGTTATGGAAATCGTTATTTGAATCATAATACATTTATCGAATCCCTTAAAAAATTGACGTTATGAATAGCTAGGAAACTCTTCATTTAACTAGCCAGTTCTACTTAAATGCAATCCTTCTTTAACATGAGCATGATGGGGTTTCAAAACCCCTACCAAGTCCCACCTCCCAATTTCATCGAAACTTTCTTTAAATCTCTTATGGAAAATGGGTATGACAAAATTGGATTTGCTGTGTTCTTACAACTATACTTATATATGTCTTTATCACACATACAAAATGTTTTTAAATATCTAAATGACAAAATTGCTCTCTATGGTCGTGAGAAATTAGAACAATATTTCATTGCCAGCATGCTAGTGTTAAGCCAGATATGGAATTTCATATGGTTAGCTATTACTTCTTGGATACTAGCCATTCCCATTAAGATTCTAAAGTTTGGTGGTCTGTCCAAATTATCTGTCTTACCATATCGACTTTACAACTGGTTCTTTACGAAAACAACCGTTGTTGCCCCAACCAATAATCCTATTCCAGTTAACCAAAAGCCTGTCTTAAACAAACACGTCATGAAACTCGATCCTACAAACACAATCGATATGAACGCCCTTGGACACTATATCCTTACAAATAAAAGAACTCTTGCACTTGACCCTCTTGTAGACCGTACATATAGTGGTAAGAAGACAACTATTGAGGCAATCAACATTCCAGAGACCCTAGTATTGGCATTACAAGGAGATATTGTCGTACAACTTTCGCATCATATTGCTCTCAAATACGAATTTGAGACTGATCATGTAAATGAAAAAATTAAGAGATACTTGTGTGACAAAATCTCACCTAATGACGATAAGATCAAAAAGTCGGGTAATAAACCTTCACAACTAAAGGATGCACTGAAGAAACTGTGGGGTGACAAGAATATCTATAGTGATGACCCTGTCTTCTGGTATAAGAAATGTGAATGGTCATGTGATCCAGAATCCATGACTAATACTCAATATACTGTGTTATGGCGCGTATTGTACTACCACGGCGATGTCAATGTGATTCGAAAATTTATTCAGTACTTACTAGGCGAAGAATCATTCAAATTCGATGATAAAGTTTATGAAAAAACTGATGAAGCCATCGAAGGTGAATTCAAAGATGTATTCAAAGATAAAGCCAATCTTGAAGGATTCCTTGCTGAAGTACCTGATTACCATCTCCAATTTGTAGCTAACTTAGAAGAACAAGGGGTCAAGGCTACAATAGATGACTTGTCTAAGAAATTCTTCGCTCGTTACCAAGGAGGAAAAGGAGATCAAAACTCACGTATTTCCATTACATGTATGTCGCCTACTCTTCCTAGATATCAGTTAGCTAAGTTTGGTCGTATGTGGTATGCCAAACTAATCCATCATTTCTATGATCAGACTACCAAGAAGAGTGGTGAGAAGGTTACAATCTATAAACTTGGCATTATCTATGATACCAAAGTAGAGGATCAACCTAATCCTAAATATATTCAATGGGAAAAAGAACAGGCCGAAGAACTCCGACGACGACAGGAAGATCAGGCTCGACAAATTCAAGCTATTCAACTCCAACAACAACTTGAGAAAGATAAACAACAGCTTGCAGCTCAGGCTCTCCAGTTACAACAGCAACAACAGATCCAACAGCAACAGTTACAGATTCAACAACAGTTACAGCTATTACAACAAGGTGGTAATCAGAATAACAGTTCTACCAATTCTAATACAAACACCACAGCAACCACCACAGCCACGGCTACAACAGCTACAACAGCCACGACGCTTACCGAAGCTGATACTACCACATCTGCGGTTGCTGTTGTACCTACTGCTGGTGTTAGTGGTGCTAGTAATGCTAGCGGTAATGCTAGCGGTAATGCTAGCGGTAAGACCACTACAACTGATAATGTTGGTCTGGGTGCTGGTGTGACAGATGCAGTATCTGCTAAGGATTTAGTTAAGGAAGAAAAGAATCGAGAAAAGAGAACGGATAAGAACGATAAAGTCGATAAGGTCGATAAGGTCGATAAGGTCGATAAGGTCGATAAGAATGATAGATCAAGTCGAAAGGAAAAGAAAGATAAAGAGAAGGACGACAGAGATCGTAGTCGCAGTCGCAGTCGAGAGAGACGTTCACGTCACTCACGAAGTAAACGCAAGGACAACCACAACCGCCGTTACTCTTCATCTTCGTCTTCTTCATCATCTGATGAAGATGAGGATTGGGATTCGGATGCTCCAAACTCGTCTATGTTTGAACTCTTCGATAACGATTTCGAAAGCCATGGAAACTTCAATAGCTTTCGTGGCGGTAACAATCAAGGATATTCCTATGGAGGATCTTTTGGTAACGCAAAGAACAAGAAGAATAAGAACAAGAAATGGAAGAATCGTGGAAACAATACCTGGAATGATTATCCAGGAAACAATGGTGCGAATGTCAATACATACAAACAACCCCCAACCAAAACAATCAAGGTCGAACACAAAATTCCAAGTGCCTATGCCAAACCCATTAAAACTGACCGCAAACCTCTCGAATATCTCTACCTACCAGAACAGAGTATGGAATCACTTGTTGAATACTTACGCAACTTCAAGGACCATCGAGACAGATTTCAGACTTTCGGATTTCCACATCGTGGAGGTCTCATTCTAAGTGGTGCTCCTGGATGTGGTAAGAGTTCGACTATCTTGGCCACGGCTACCTATTTACAAAAGGATATTTATTATCTTGATCTTGGACAGATCAAGACCAATCATGAGTTGAAACTATGTGTAGACTATATTCGAACTAATTCTTCGAATGGTGGTGTAATTATTTTCGAAGATATTGATTGTATGAATGAAATCGTACACCGCAGACCAGAACACTCAACCGAGATGACAAGCGAGACTAATTTAACTAAGATCACCGAAGAGGTTGAAGGTCCCCTTAGTCTGGCCTACTTATTAAATGTTCTGGATGGTACTATGGCTCCTGAAGATGTTATCTTTATCATGACTACTAATCATATTGAAAAGCTGGATAAAGCTTTAATTAGACCAGGTCGTATCGATTTAGATATTGAACTCACTAAATGTACTCGGGTACAATTACAGAAGATCTATCTCGACTTATATGGAAAAGAACTTCCTAAGGATCTCTTAGATAGATTTCCCGAAAAACATTGGATCACTGCTCGTGTCATTCTCCATCTCTTTCACAACAGTTTCGATTCCAATATCGATCCGGAAGTATTAATCGCTCCCTTATTGAACACTAATGAGGATGAACTCGAGATTTATAATACTCATTAATTTACCATTAAACACTAAAAACCATAAATACAATATTAATTACTTTGTATGCCAAAGTAATTTCTTTTTTTGAGAACATTATCAGATCTCGTAATCAACCATTCTAAACTCAAAACCTTATAAGGCTTCAACCCATTTTTCTAAGTTAACAGTTTCGATATCTTATTACTTTTATAAGTCTTATTATGGTTATAGCTTATGGAAACTGCTTCTATGATACTCTCAAGACCTAAATAGAGTAAACCATTCACAAGTTTAATTATTTTGATTTCACTATCTCGTATGTTATCACGGGGTTTTTTTATATCGTATGCATAACATAGTGTGTTACGGATAACGTTTAGAAAAGGAGACATATTTTAAGATGCTAAAATATGTTTTACTTGATTATGAGGGTAAATGGAAGAATGATGTCTTTAGAATGTTTTACCATATGACCAACTTTCTTACTTCTAATCTAGAATACACCTTAATAGATACATCATCGTATAATGGAGATAATAAGATATCTCTTATTTCTCTTATTTCTCTTTTATCTTTAAAAAAGGAATTTAAAAAAGAAGAAACCCATAAAATTTTGGTAATAGAAAATCATGATGGAAAATTATTACCAGATTTTTTAACAGATTTAGATGAGATAAAAAATAAAAACGACGAATATAAAATAGAGTTTTTCTTATTGTCCGACGATATTCATAAAGATAAAGACAAGAAAAATCAGCTACAATATTATGAACTTTTTACAAAAATATTTGTGAACTACTATCAACCATTTTTCAATCAATATCCTCAATTTGCTTCTAAATATCCACAAAGAATCGTTTGGATGCCACATTGTGTACCAGACTCCATGGTTACAGTATTTAATTTGAATCCAATATTAAGAGTGGGATTATTAGGTAACACTGCTGGTAAAGTCTATCCCCATAGAGCTTATCTTAAAGAATTGGTTACTCAAGATAAAGACTTAAAAGATAGGGTAGCAGAAAAAGCTCATCCATCAAAGAAGTATAAACCTGTAAATTATGATAATAATACAAAATTAGTAGGACAAACCTATTTCGACACCTTAAATATGTTCTTATGTAATTTTACCTGTTCATTAACTTTAGGTTATGTTGTTTGTAAATATTTCGAAATAGCTTCAACAGGTAGCTTGCTCTTATGTGATCCTAGTCATGATAGTTTATCTAAACTTGGTTTTATTGATATGGAAACTTGTGTAATTTATAAAGATGAGAAGGAGATTAAAGAAAAGATATTATGGATTCTAGATTCAAATAATAAAACTAAAGTAGATGAAATAAGAAAAGCTGGTATGGAACTTGTCAAAAAGAGACACATGGTATCCATAAGATGTAAGGAAATGGATAATATTATTAGTCTAGGAAGCTCTTAAGAAATATTTATCCGTTTTTATAGATGAGGAAGGAACGCAGAAATCTTAAAAATACTAGGTTTTTGTTAAGGTCTAAAAAAAGAAAAAGAATATAAGATATAGATATACTTATAGGATGCTGCCAAATAATATTTTAAGTTTCCTAGTACTCGCCGCTGTCGGCCTCAGTCTGATATATTTAATCAGAAGAGGCAGTTCACCGATGACTGCTGCGAATAACGAAGGTGTCATGACTGTTAGAAATCCAAATATAGGTACCACTTTAAGCAGAGATTTGGACTTAGGGGATTCTGCTGCCGTGGCCCTTGATAACTCCCCTCCTGCCATTGCAGTAGGAGCTAATGCCTGTCGTAACATGGCTATCTTACCTATGGGCAAACAGATGTGTCAAGAACAAATTGAGAATATTGTTGGTCCAAATTGCCAAACAATGCCAAGCTGTGGAGCCGATTGTGACTATCGTACTATGAAAATAAACAATAACATCTTACCATATCCACAGGTATCGAGCAACTATGCTCCACAGGTTGCGGTTAATCAACAATTTAGTAATACTATTAACTCAGTTGCTGGTTGCGTTGGTGGCAGAGATGTATTAAACTCAACTGATCTTCTTCCACGTGAAGATGGTTTCAATGTCTGGCAAGCGACTAACCCACAATCCCAGGGTGCCTTGACCGACCAAAACTTCTTAGAAGCTGCTCATCACTTTGGTATTAACACTGTTGGTCAAAGCTTAAAGAACCCCAACTTGCAGTTACGTTCTGATCCTATCATTCCTAAACGAGATATTGGTCCATTCCTCCAATCCACTTACGAACCTGATACTAATCGTAGATTCTTCGAGATTGGTCAGTGCTAAAAAACATCAACTAGAAACATCTGCTAAAACATAGGAGCACAAGCAGTACAAGCATAAGTTCAAGCAACTGCAACATCTAGGAAAACAAAGGGATGAACTACTATTATAATTAAAGACTCAATATTCTCAGTTATTCTGAGAATATTAACTATGGAAAATATAAGGAAACATTCTATCAGATATACTTAAGATGGATCAAGATGATATTAAATTAATCCAAGAATGTCAAAAGCATGGTATTCCTGTTATAAAGAGGAATGGTCAGATGTATACTCATAATACACTCATTAAAAAATTAAAGACAGCTACTTCTGGTAAAATGCGAGGTGGAGCTAAAGGACAGCTTAATGACTTAGCAGACATGGATACTATACCTAATGCCGATGTTCACATGTCTGATATGTTTATATCACAAGATGAACAAGAAGAACTAGATCAACTAGATCAACTAGATCAAGCTGCTGAACAAGAAGTACTCGATCAAGTTGCAGAACAAGAAGAACAGCTTACAAAACATAAAGCGTCCAGAACGACAAAAACAAAGGGAAGTAAAAAGGGATCTACGTCTACTTCTAAAAAAAGTATAGGCAAAAAAAGTATAGGCAAAATAAGTAATGAATTACTAGAAAATCCCCTAGGTCCTAAGTTGGAATTCCATGTTGATTATCAGATGCAGCCAGGACAAGCTATCCTTGAAGACCCATTAATTCAGGCCTACTTCAATAGGTTGGGAATCTCTAAAATAGATGATGATTCTGAAATTCCAGTTGGTCTTGCTATGGCTGTTTATGGTAATCATGCCCAACTAGCCGATTCTGGTCTTAGTAAGAGTCTTCCTAATGTCCTAGAAAATATGGATTTAAAAAAATATTGGGACAGTAAAGGTATTACGAAGGTAACTCCTCAAACGAATATTCCAGTAAAATTTTTGTATTTAATATAAGATTGCTTTCATATTTACGATAATGATTTACTTATTTTTTTAAGGGAAATCTCATTGAATCTCATGAAAATTTCGCAAGCAAACAAATATTAAGACCACATTGAAATGTGAATTCTAAGCTAAAGTACAGATAAAATGAATCTGTTATTTATAGGGAAAATCCCTATAAATAAACAGCACATATAATAATATAGTTGATGAATAAGACTGAAAATCCTGTTTTCACTAAGGACCTTCTAGGTCCTAGTGGTGAAATATGTGGGCTTTCTACTGCCCCACGTAACGCTTCTATCAATATCCAATCGGTCTCTGTTGATACATATCATGCATCAAAAATAGATGATGGTAATCACACAGTATCTTTGGATAAAATAGAGCCATATGTTCATACTTTAAAAAAATTCAATTGGCATACCTATTTACGATTTAATAAAGACCTTATACCACATATAAAAAGCGAAAAAGAGGCTTACCAACATTATGAAAGACATGGAGCTAATGAAGGCCGTTTACGTTCTGTCATTGAGTTTTACAATAAATTCCCATTTTTCAACTCTGAACTATATAGGAAAAGCCATCAAGACCTTTCATCTCTTAACCGAGAAGATCTAATGAGCCATTATTGGTATAATGGACAACATGAAAATAGGATTATTGGTAAGAATAGTGATATTCTTAATAGTATACCCAATTTTGATATTAATTTTTACAGAAACTATTATGCAGATTTACAAACTTTTTCAGATGCTGAATTACTTGCACATTATTTAGCCCATGGACGTACACAAGGAAGACTAAAAAATTCTTTTGAACTTGAGGTTCAAAACTTCCTATTAAATTATGATAGCTATGTAATACTATTTAGTAGGATTGAAGATATTCTCGTTAATAACAAACCTATTAACTACCGTGAGTTAGATGAACCCATCAAAGATCTTGATGCTGACCTCTATACCGATCTTACTACTGAACTAAGTAAATATGGTTGCATGCCAACTTTCCCCATTCGCCACCAAGATTCATCTAAATTAATCGGATTTGAGGACATTTTTACAGAAGCCACACAAGATGATAAAGGAGATCAACAACAAACTAATGAACTATCTAAGGAAGTAGCTCAAGATTCAGCTAAAGATTTTACTAAGGAACTAAATAAGGAATCTAATAAGGAACTAAATAAGGAATCTAATAAGGAACTAAATAAGGAATCTAATAAGGAATCTAATAAGGAAACAGTGAAAAGGTCCAGAGTTGCTGTCTTTGTGATAGATTTCTATGCGAATCTCAGGACGGACGAATATAAGAAATCGTATCAAATAGCTGATGATGTTGGTACAGTCTTCTCCAAGACTTATCAGAAAAATGGCATAGGACATTTCTACATTCGTTCCGAGAATTTAGGTGTAATTGATAGGATACTTAACCCAAATTTTATCTTTGTACGTGGTAATAATGTACCTATGATTAACAGACTTGGCAATATCTTTTCCAAAGCCATAAAAATCTTTTATCCAGCTACTAGTCTAACTTACCAAAAGAATAAGTACGAAAAAAATATTGTTCAAGCAGCTAATTATCAGTTATACACTGCTGCCGGAAAGGTTAACGATCCTTTAAGCACAGATACTGCTGCCGGAAAGGTTAACGATCCTTTAAGTACAGATACTGCTGTCGGAAAAGTTAACGATCCTTTAAGCACAGATACTGCTGCCGGAAAAGTTAACGATCCTTTAAGCACAGATACTGCTGCCGGAAAAGTTAACGATCCTTTAAGCACAGATA